GTGGTGCCTTCGGAGGGAGTCGAACCCCCGACACCTGGTACTTCAGACCAGTGCTCTACCAACTGAGCTACAAAGGCAAATAGCGACCACCTGCAGTGTGCCTTGATTGCTTACGTCCGGACGTTGCAATCTTCCCAGGTAATCAACCGCTGTTGCAACAGCAATCAACTACCACTTCCTCTATGCCTTTCGGCGGGGTTCAGCAGAGGTGGTCTATATTGGTGGAGAATAACGGGATCGAACCGTTGACCTTCTGCGTGCAAAGCAGACGCTCTCCCAGCTGAGCTAATCCCCCAATATCTGGTGACGCAGGGTGGAATCGAACCACCGACAGGTGGCGTATGAGACCACTGTTCTACCGCTGAACTACCGCGTCAAATTCTGGTGCCGGCACGAGGATTCGAACCCCGGGCCTGATGATTACAAATCAACTGCTCTACCAACTGAGCTATACCGGCATTAACTGGTCGGGAAGACAGGACTCGAACCTGCAACTTCGTGCTCCCAAAGCACGCGCTCTACCACTTGAACTACTTCCCGTTTAACTTAAACTAACTTACGATTTACCAACTTCCACATAATCTCTTCGATGATATTAGCTTCTTCATCCATATCTGCTTCGAACAAAGCAGTCTGGAGAGCGCCGACACTACCGTCAACAAGCTCGTCGAAGTAAGGTGCATCTTGTTCTAGAATGTTCATAATATATCTCGTCTCACTCACTGTAGATTATATATATCATCTTTTGCAGTAAATGGCAACTACTTTTTACAGGCCCAAAGCGGCACGGTAAGTATCAAGCAGCGCATCAGCTTCATCGCGAGCGTGCTTTTCCATCCTACGCAGACGTACAATCTGCTTCATAATCTTGGTATCAAAGCCAGTAGACTTAGCTTCGGCATAGACGTCCTTGATGTCGTCCGAGATGCCCTTCTTTTCTTCATCAAGCCGCTCAACGCGCTCAATGTACTGGCGAAGCTGTTCAGCAGAAACATTATCAGTCATAATATATCCTTTATAATGGATGCCCCTGCTGGATTCGAACCAACACAAACGGAATCAAAATCCGTTGTCCTACCTTTAGACGAAGGGGCAACTGGTGGGTGACCAGGGAATCGAACCCCGTATGTCTTTCGACGCCAGATTTACAGTCTGGTGCAGTCGCCAATGCTGCTCGTCACCCTAGCCTATTAGCGAGGCTTTTCGTTTTCACCCAGTGCCGGTTCAGCGGCAGGCTCAGCAGCTGCAGTATTTTCAGCAGCAGCTTCAGCGGTTGCCTCTGCGGCAGGCGCCTCATCAGCCTTCTCAGCAGCAGTACATGCAGCGGTAAGTGCAACGACAGCTGCAGCGATAAAAGTCTTAATCTTCATATTTACTTCCTTCTCTTTGGTAGACGCTCCCAGGCTCGAACTGGGGACCCTCGCATTAAAAGTGCGATGCTCTAACCTACTGAGCTAAGCGTCCGTGAAATGGTAGACCATGTAGGATTCGAACCTACGACCTAGGGATTAAGAGTCCCGCGCTCTACCAACTGAGCTAATGGTCCATTAAACTTTAAACGTAACGACGATCGGTAAATTCAGGGTTAGCAGGTGCACCTAGCACTTGCCGCTGAATGTAGTAACCATCGAATACCTCGTACCGCAGATCGCGGCTATAGACGTTCCGGGCAGCGATCGCTTCTTCTTCCGAAGAATACACGCCCAGGAGATCCGAACCTTCGTAGTCGATCTCACCCATCAAAACAAAAATTTCCATGACAAATATCCTTACTGACCGATTTCAACAAAGGTGAAACCTTCAGGCATATCCCAATCTTCGGGGAATTCGTCCTGTTCAGCAACGCGAACGTCGCTGTAGCTTACCGAGCGAATCTCATCGTGTCCGTCATTGAACATCACTTCGATGTCACCCTGCTCTGCAAGGATGGCGGTGAGGTTGCGAATCATTTCACTTACGGTCATCTTAATCTTCCTTCTCTTCATCTTATATCTTCTTATAAGTTATTTTGAAGAAAAAGGCAACTAAAAAATGGTAGGCACGGTGGGACTCGAACCCACAAGGTTGCCCGACGAATTTTAAGTCCGTTGCGTTTACCGATTTCGCCACGTGCCCGTGGGGTGGAAGACGAGGATCGAACTCGCGACATGCGGTACCACAAACCGCCGCTCTACCACTGAGCTACAACCACCATGGCGGAACGTCTGGGAGTCGAACCCAGTCAACCCAAAGGTTGTACACCTTAGCAGGGTGCTGCATTACCGTCCTGCCCACGTTCCTAAAATGGTATCCCGTACGGGATTCGAACCCGTGATCTCTGCCGTGAAAGGGCAGTGTCCTAGACCGCTAGACGAACGGGACATGGAGCGGCTAGCGGGGATCGAACCCGCGACATTCTCGTTGGCAACGAGATGCTCTACCCCTGAGCTACAGCCGCTTAATTTGGTGCGGGCTACGAGAATCGAACTCGTGACTCCTGGGTGGAAGCCAGGCACGTTACCTCTACGCCAAGCCCGCGTATTTGGTGCGTTTAACTGGGATCGAACCAGTGACCTCACCCTTATCAGGGGTGTGCTCTACCATCTGAGCTATAAACGCACATGAAGATACTACGATGTCAAAGAACTGGCGAAGGTGCCGGGATTCGAACCCGGAACGACGGTTTTGGAGACCGTAATGATAGCCGTTTCACCACACCAACGTAATCTGGCGATCTAGAAGGGGCTCGAACCCTCGACCTCTCGCGTGACAGGCGAGTGCTCTAACCAACTGAGCTACTAGACCAAATTAGATTCTATTTATACCCTCTTATAGGGTATTATGAGAAAAAAGGCAACTAATTTCTTACCACGTGGTCTGCTGCGTGAGTAGCAGCAAATGAGTGTGGCTTGATCTTAGCGTCAAGTCCTAGAGAACCCTTAACCCAGCCAAGAGCTTCCTTGACTGCTACCGAAGACTTATGCTTCGGATTAGGATTGATATCCAGGTGGATTTCCATATGGCGATCGCCGAGCACTTCTACAATCTCTGTAGCAGCCATGACAGCCATCTGTACTTCGTTCAGCAGACGCTGCTTCAGGTTACCGAAGTCAGGCATGTCTACAGATTCGTGGAAGAGCTTACAACCACGCTTCGAATCCATATGAACGATAATCACAGTAGAGTACTTAGCGTACCACTGCTTGTTCTTTCTAATACGAATCGAGTCACAGCCAATGTAAACCGATGACTGCGGACTCGAATCTAAGATTGCTTGCTTAGCTTCTTCAATCATTGTACTTACTCAGAATGGAGTGCCGGGCGGGATTCGAACCCGCGGTTTTCAGGTTTTGCAGACCTGTGCAATGGGCCTCTCTGCCACCGACACTTGGTACTCCCGGAGGGACTCGAACCCCCAACCTAGCCGTTATGAGCGGCCAGCTCTGACCGTTGAGCTACAGGAGTATGAATTGGCGCGCCCGGTAGGACTCGAACCTACTGCCTCAAGATTAGAAGTCTCGCGCTCTATCCAGATGAGCTACGGGCGCATTAATTAAGCGATACGACCGATTCGATGGAGAAGGTTAGCTACCTTGGCCAATTCATCGGAAGTGTTACGTTCGGACTCTTCAGTCATAACGAGCATGTCCTTATAATGAAACAAAGCTCGTTTCAGAAGTTCCATATCAGCGGTAGCAAATGCACCGCCTTTTGCTTCTTTAATCATTACTTCGACTCCATTAGCCAGTTATTAGCCGTATCCATCCAGTCAATCGCTTCAATAGGAAGCTCTTCACCGCGACGCTTTGCGTTCAGAAGTTCACAGTACTTGACTTCAACAGCTTTCGGATCTTCCATTGTGGGGAAGCTGTGCATAAGAATATCAATCATCTTCTGTCCTTTCATTAACGTCTATATCTCTTTATAGACTATATAGGACAAAATGGCAACTTTTTTATAAAACTTTTTGTAAAAGCAGCCCCCACCCGCTCTTTTACAGATCAGAAGATCTTACCACGTGTCACCAGTTACTGGCAGGTAGCAATGTGACACAACCTAATTCACTACGAACAGCAAGTCTGCTCGTATATCAATTGACCGACTTCTTTTGCAACTTTGAGAGATTTCGCATGGAAAGGTACGTGATCGAGAATCTGAACACGATAGCGCCGGTCAGGTTTGTTGACAATAGCGACATACTTCATAAGATGCTCGTCGTAAAGCCTAAAGTAGACCTCACAAGTCTCATCATCTCTAAATCTAATCCACTGTAGCATATTCTACTTATAGATTATGGCGCTGTTTATATCAACTACTTTTTGCGACCGATGTTGTACTTAGATACCAGTGTCCAGCTTGACTTTTCCTTGAACGGTAGAATCTTAACTTGGCTTAATGGTATCTTCGGTTCAGTTACCTTTTCTGCTTCTACGATCTTAATCAGTCCCCATTCTTCGAGCAATGTAGCAATCGTATTCCTGCGACCCTTATCGTCGTCAGAGAAGTTCGTGGGCTTGCCATCAAGAGCAAAGAGCTCCTTGAAGTGTACGATATAGTACTTACCCTGCTTATGCAGAATGTGACATGATTGATAGAGGGTATTATCCTTACGTGAGGCTACCCCTATGCGAGTAAGTGTTTCTTTAACCTTTAGGAAGTCGTCTTGTTCGCCAAGGCGCACTTCTACCAGACTATCTACTAAACTCATTATTGAATTCCACCTTTGTTCTTCTTATTTTTTATGTATTCCAATTGTTGTTTAGTAAGTAATGACAAAGCATATTCAGCGTTGCGATTGTTATAGCCGTAGTATTCCTTAACAACTTCTAAATCACTATTCTCGTGCTTCTTAGCCCACTTACTGAACCTCTTGCGAGGCCTAGTGGTATTTATAAGATAATGATACTGTAATTTGTTGTCAAGGTTAGCATGCATGTTCATCTGATTGACTAGCATGACTGTATCAGGGAAGTATGATAGACCTCTATTCACAATGAAAGGTACGTACTGGCTCTCAGCCAGTTCGTCTACCATAATGTCCTTGTTTGCGTTGATTGAGTTGATAAAGTCGAACGGGCTCATTTTAGCTCGCAATCTACCATGATCTCAAGCATAGCAGCAGCCGTATTGATCTCCTGATCGGCTACAAATGCTGACTGATACTGATACTTAGCCAGATGAAGGATCAGCTGAGGTACAGACTTAGCGTCAAAGTACTGCGCTGCGTTATCATAGAACTGACGGAAGAGAGTGGTAGTATCGATATCCGAATGCTCACCAACCCACTTACGCACCTGAGTAAAGTTCTTATCCTTCATAGCTTCGATAAGAATCTTATACGACTCTTGAGTGGTATTGATAAGGATACCTGAGTCGATGTTACCAGTCGCTGAGTAGCGCTGCAGTTCGTTGATGATACGACGCCAGTCTGGAAGATACTTCTTCAGTACTTCTACTACAGCAGCCTTATCGTATTCGACATTCTCAGTATCGAGAATCATCATAACACGCTGAAGCATCTGCTTAGCCATCTCAGGTAGATCCTTCTTGGCTACCTTAAACTCGATAACAGAGCAGCGTGAGTGCAGCGGTTCAATGATACGGTTCTTGAAGTTGCAGGTCAGAATGAACCCGCAGTTCTTCGAATACTCTTCCATGAAGTTACGAAGAGCAGGCTGCGTAGAGTTAGCATTGAGATAGTCTGCCTCATCCAGAATGACGTACTTACGGCCACCCTGCATTGAGATAGACGATGCAAACTCTCTAATATCATTACGAAGCGTATCGATGTTACCATTCATCGATCCGTTGATCACGATATAGTCGCAGCCCAGCTCTTCGAGCATCGCGCGTGCAATGGTAGTCTTACCAATGCCAGCGCTCCCTGCCAGGATTAGATTCGGAATATTTTGCTGATTAACAAACTCCTGAAACGTAGCTTTCAGCTCAGGAGGAAGGACCGTATCAGCTACGGTCTTCGGACGGTACTTCTCGACCCAAAGGAATTCTTGTTGCATCACTATCTCCATAATATAAAGTGACGGTTACGAGGTCCGTCGTCGCCTTTTCGTATCGACCGCTTCGCTCTAGAGCGCCTCTTACACGCTGGCATCTTATGGTAGGCCAGTCACCATCGGTTAACCGTCGAAGCGTGAGTTAGCTTCTAGGGTAATCCAGTACTCCACATCTTCACTCTTGAAGTGTGAAATACCTCTCTTAGAGATAGACACTTTGTAATCTAATGGCAACAGTTTAATGTTGTCAGCTGAGAAAACCATCTGGAAGTTCTTATCGGTAGGTCCAACTTCTACCTGATAAGACGACTTACCAGATACCTTAGAGTCGATAGCTTCGAGATAGATCGTTCCATCACGACCGGTCACAGCAATCTCAGGTGCACCTACAACAGGCATAGCCTTAAGAATACGAGTAAGCATATCGTTGGTCAGTTCGAACTCAATATCAGGTTCACCGATATTGATCTCCTTCTCAGGCGGTGCTGTGATCAGCGAGGGCTCGGAATAGATAAAGCGAATCTTTTCCTTACCCTTGCCGATCGTAGCAGCCGTTTCACCCAGCTCTACTTCAGCATCTTCAAACATAGTCACAGCGCTGATGAAACGAATCAGATCGTAGATAGCAAACTGCTTCTCGAACGTAGTCGTGACTTTAGCCTTAGCCATGACCGTCTTACCTGGCGAGATAGTAGAAACTACCTGGCCAGGCTTGAAGATAATAGACGGGTTGATTAGAGAGAAGTTCTTAAGAACCTGGAGAGTTTTCACATCAAGCATCATATAATATAGTCCTTACTTCTTCTTCTTATTGCCTTTGAGCTGGGTCACGTCAGCGGTAGCCGAAGCACCGATCTGAGCCAGGTCAACAAGCGAACCACCGAACACGTACATACCAACGTGCTTCAGTTCCATCCACGGGCAGAACCAAACGTTCATACCAGCATTACGTACCCACTGACAGAACATGTAGTCTTCTGACAGATAGCGTTCCGAATACTTATCCTTGATAGCACTGGACTTGGTATTGGTAACGAACTCAATAACGTCTTCAGCGGTAGCTTCAGGATTCTTCTCGAGGAATGCCTTCATTTCCGGAACGATGTAAGCGCGCTTAGCATCAATAGGAGTATCGAAGAAGGCCATGATCTGACGCGAACCATCGAAGTGCTCGGTGCGAACGTGATCAGGGGTATACCACTGCTCAGGATACAGCTCCATGAACTTCTCAAAGGTATTACGACGGATCATCATAAAGCCAGTGCCGGCTTCGAGAACCTTAACCGGTTCGCCGAGCGGAATAGCCTGAGTACCGTCAGCTGGGTTGAAGACGTAGTCACCAACATACTTCTCGAGGTTGTTAGGATCTTCGTCAGCAAAGCCCTTATCGACGGCGACCTTGATCTTCTCCCACGAGATGCACTTCTTCGGATACGGACCAGCAATGATGTCATATTCGTCTTCTTCTGGATTCGGACTCTGTAGAGCCAGAAGAGCGATAACATCGTGCGGGTTAAAGCCGATATCCGAGTCAATGAACATCAGGTGAGTATCGCCTGAGCGAAGGAACTCATCAGCGCAGTAGTTACGTGCACGAGTAATCAGCGACTCGTTGAACAGGAAGTAGAAGCGAACCTGTACTCCGTAATGCGTACACAGTGCCGACAAGTCAGCAATAGAACGCGTAAACATACCAGCGCACTGGCCACCATACATCGGAACTGCGACGAAGAGCTTACGCTCACGCAGCTTCTCTACAGGGAGCTTAATTTCAATACCCATATTAATTAGTTACCTTTCTTGGACGGCCGCGGCCACGCTTAACGGGCTCGACCGTTGGTTCTTCTACTTTACGTTCCTGAATCTCAATGACCTGAGTCTGAAGAGGTTCAAGGATATCTTCGATTTGTGCTTGTACGGTACCAAGCGTTGCATACTTCTGATCATGTTCTGACTTAAGACCGTAAGAGCCTTCATACTTCGAGAGAGCTTCCGAATCGAACGAGAGGTACTGACCGATACGCGTACCTGGCTTGATACGCATCGGACCAGCTGTTACATGCATAGTAGCAGCCATAACGCCATGATAGCCGGAGTCATATAGACCAGAGGTGAGGAAAACACCATTTCGGTTAAGAGTAGAGCGAGTGATAACCCAGCCAGCTTCACCGTCACCAACCTCGATGATGTTTTCCATAACGACTTCATAGTGACCTTCCGGCAGTACGTAATAACCTTCCTGATTAACCTGAAGTTCAACAGACCCACGATGAGTCTTTTCGTCTTCAGTAATAGTGAAGGTGCTGGGCCTGATCTTCAGTACTTTGCCCAGTCGGAGATCTACAGCGTTAGGCTGTACATCCCCTTCTTGAATGTTTGTGAGAGAAGACCTTGAGTTAGGCCCAGCGATATGCTTCATTACTTACTTTCCTTCACAGATGACGTGAGCACGAGTACATTGTCGTCATGCTCGCTTGCATATTCATCAAGCACGTCTTGAACGTGCCACTTAGCGACTTCCCAGCTAACAGGGCCAGTCTCGTCTGCATATGCAACTGGGTCAGGGCGACCAAGCTTGATGAACGCTTCAATACGTTCGACAGATGAGGCTGACTTGTAGTCCGAATACCAGACGCCGTCATGCTTGATCGGCTTATAGGAGGTGTTGGTATTCATATAGACGGCGTCGAAGTCAAGACCGAGCTCAACGCAGAGATGCTCGCCGTCTACCAGGATACCGTATTTATCTTCCTCTAGGTAGGGGGTGAAATAAGTTACCTTATCTGCGTCCCAATTACCGATACGAAATGCTTCGTCGTCAGCGTCACGGAACTCCTGACGGCAGTCAGGGTAGATAGCATGGTCGCCGGCGTGAATGCCCAGAGCGATAGCAACCGGCTCATTAGTCTTATTAGCGACCGAAAGAGCGACAGCCTGAGTAATAGAAGCGAAGATCTTGTTGCGATTCGGTACAACAGTTTCCTTCATATTCTCATGAGCATAGTGACCTTCAGGTACTTCGTCACCACCCTCAACGAGAGCAGATTCAAGCAGCTGAGGCAGGCCATCTAGCTTAATAACTTCGTAGCGAAGATCGTGACCCTTAGTACGAACATAGTTTACAAGTGCACGAGCTCGTTCCAGCTCAACGCGATGCTTCTGACCGTAAAAGAACGACAGAGCGGTCACAGTACCACCAGTCTTATCTGCTTCTGACAATGCACGCAGCAGCAGAGTAGACGAATCCATACCGCCCGAGAGCGATACAACGATATGCTTAAAGTTTTCCATAGTTTACCTTATTAAGTCCGCGTATGTTTTTTACAGAGGTTAGGACTTTTGAACCTCTTCTTTAAGACGCTGAATATAGACAGCAGCGTCTAGGAGCTCTTCTTGGAGATGTTGGAGCCAACCGAGGAGATCGATATCGCCTCGCTCGGTCGTCACTCCATATTTGTTATAGCCTGTTCTCATTCGAGAATCAAGCATTTCTTGCACAGCTACTACATTTTTATCTGGTAGCATTACTGTCTCTGAGTCTTGGTGTTAACCGACCAGGCGTCAACCAGACCGGCGCAGATATCCCACAGCAGATCATCGTTAGTAGCACGCGACGGGTTAATGTCGATACCGCCACGACGTGTGTACAGACAGATAACAACCAGCTCTTCCGGGTTCAGAAGATCATGCAGACGCTTATAGATACATTCGCAGATCTCTTCGTGGAAGTGATTCTCCTTACGCATCGACACGATGTACTGCAGCAGCGATTCAGGCGTTACAGTCTTACCGCCCTTGATATGGATGTATACATCACCCCAGTCAGGCTGATTAGTAACGCGGCAGTTCGAACGCAGTACTGACGAACGCCAGCGCTTCGGGTAGCTATCGTTATCGACTACTTCGAGGATGTCTGCAGACTCGTTGAAGTGTTCGAACGAGATAGCAGTAGGATCGACATAACCTTCGATGAGAGTAAAGTCACCGTCGACAGGCTTACGCTCGGTAGCCGTTTCGAAGTGAAGAGCAACGTCAACCCAGTCAGTACCTAGTACCGGAACCAGATCTTCGTAGATACGGTTTTCTACGCTAGCACGAACGTCTTCGATCGTAGGACCGTTCTTCATCATATTAAACGAGTTCAGATACAGCTTAAGCGACTTCGACTCAACGATGCAAGTCGAGTTAGCAGGGTAAGCAATACGCAGCAGACCTGATACCGGGAAACCGTTATCAGTCAGAGTCGAGAACTCGTAGCAGTTCCAGGTATCGCGACCTTCGAACGGAAGGTTTTCTTCATCAATCTCATAGGCAGTGCGATTGAGTACACGAGGCACACCAACCAGAAGGCTGGGATCTACACTATCTGGAGTCACATAAGGCTTAACGACAGAACCGTCACCTGCCTTACCGAGGTGGACGGAAGCAATGTCTTCAATATTGGTCATTCAATTTCTCCGATAGTCTTTAGGATAGTATTGACTCGTTCACGAACCGAGCCAGAAAGTCTAGTTACAGGTACATTATAGTGTTCGATATAAGCTTCAAACTCTCTTACGATCTCATTCTGCCACTGCTCGCTAGCAGATCGTACCCCGTCGTCCTCGATAGGGAACTCAGGAGCAATGTAAAAGATATGATCATAAGATCCAATAAGCCTCTGAAATATGCTAAGACATTCTTCAAAGCAAGCTTCAGAGACTTGGTTTCGAGGCTCTGCGAAGAGCCAGTGTGTATAGACGATACCGTCAAGAGCGGTCCTGTCAGTGAGCATATTGTCGAACATATACACATTATAGATGTGTTCCTTCATAATCAAAAGCTGACTCACATCAGAGCCAGCCTCATTGATATCGATACCGTAGCTCTTTACGGTACGAGTTACTTCGTTACGAATAGTGTAATCCTGAAAGCACTTCTCAGAACGAAGTGCGTTCAGTAGAGTAGTCTTACCTACCGATTGAGCTCCACTAATACCAATTCTCATACGTTATCTCTCATCCAGAGCTTCTGGTAGAACCTGCCAGAAGTAATCTACCCATAGTCTCAATTGTAGCTCTTTTAGGTTTAAAATCAACTGTTCTTCTGTGATGTCTGCAGGAATATCGTAGGTGCCATGCTTAAGAATCTCGCCAGCATCTACTTCAGCTACAGCTTTATGAATCACTACACCAGTCGAAGGTAGGCCTAGTTCAAGAGCTTTCTTCTGAGGATCCTTGCCTTTAAGCTCAGGGTAGTTTACAATGTCGCCAGGATGCCCGTTAACAACCGTATGACGCTCGCAGACCTCTGGAGGAAGGATACGCAGATAGCCGTGCAATGTAACCAAGCACGGTTCCATATTCATAAGATGTTCTACGATCTGAGCATGCGTAGCTACGATACGATCGGTAGGCATCTCGACGATGCCTGGATGCCAAGTCTCGCCCTGACGGTTGTTAGTCAGAACGAGATTAGGACAAGTATACAGTCTCTCAGAAAGGTTAACGATTTCGCTACCAGTCTGACTAAACAGCGCTACCCACATTATACAAACTCTCTAAACTTTCGGATATTGTAGAATATATCATCAACCTGACTTAAAGTCAACTCGCTATCCATATACTCAATAAGCTTAGTCTTAACCTTATCATCTAGACCGTTATCGCTATAGCGAATGTTGTTGATACCATGCACAACCGGATTAGAGGTATCGATCGTATCGATCCACTTATAGTCCTTGTAGGCCTTGAACTCTTGAGGTAGGAAGCAGCCTAGAAGATGATGAGGTTTATCTTCGTTAATGACGCCATCGGCTACGAGCTGCTTAAGGAGTTCCTGACGGCCAATCATATATAGCATGCAACGCAGAGGCGATGTCTCAGTCTTTACAGGAAGCATCCAGCTATAGTCAAACGAGATAGCAACCTTATCAACCTTAGGTTCTACCTCCTTATAGCACCAGACAAGATCGTCATAGCTTTTACCCTGTACTACGCCAATAGTCTTGCCTTGGACATTGTCCTTATGAAGGTCAAGCCACTCGTTCAGGTTAAGGATAGTAGTAACCGAATCCTCTAGAGCATCAGGGATGATATACTCAGTAGGTTTCAGCTCGTTAATCCAGTATGCGAAGCGCACAGGGTCAAACGGCGTCTCAAGCTCAAACAAAGAGTTGTCAAGAATCACATGACGACCCTTGGCAACAGCTTCCTTAAACTTATTCAGATATGTTTCGTTAGTCTCAAACAAGTGAACAAGAGCATAATCGTAGTCCGTCTGCTCTTGTACAAGGTCAAAGATTTCTAGAGGTGATTCATGAGCTACTCGCATAGAGTTCCTTTTTTGTCTTTTCGTTGAGCTTCATGATCTTCTTGATTAGATCATTTCGAGTTTCATATTCTAGTATAACACACTCAGTAATGCCACTGATTTTTTCCTCTAACCAGAAGTTCTTAGGGTAGAGAGTCTTGAACGTCTCTTCGACGCCTCGACAGTAGTTTACATCGTGATGATAAACAGCTGCAAGCACCCTAGCCGTGAACTTAGGGTGCTCTTCGGTGATATAGTTTAGACGAATCATAGCATCGTTCTTCGATGTATGACCGAACTTCTGAAACACCTTACCAGTCTCGGTATCGGTGAATTCTGCAAAGTACATCTTTGGCATTATCGGACTTTCATCCCTTCTCCGGACATCATATAATCGTAAGCCATCTT